ACATCCTTGAGACTGCGGCACCATATACCTCGCTGCTGCTCGTCACCGAGTATCCGCAAAGTGCCGGACTGTTTGACGTTGTTTTCGATCCGCCGCTCTACTTCCCGCCGCTGTGCGACTTCGGCTTCCTTGCCAACGTATCGGCCAGCACCGTCGATGTCTCCATTAACATGGACATTATAGAGTTTACCACCCGATGATGAAGTGTTGCGACATGAATTCCGGCAAGCTGAAAGAGCCGGTGACGTTCCAGCGCCGCACCTTGACCAGCGACGGAGCAGGAGGCCAGACGGAATCCTGGGCCACCGTTTCCGGCGCACCGACCCGCGCCTATGTGGCTCCGGTTGGCGGATCGGAGCGATTTGCCCATGACCGCACCGAGGCAACCGTTCGGTTGCGTCTTGTGGTTCGATACACCTCAACATTGCTGGATTCCGACCGCGTGCAGATCAGGAACAAGATTCACAACATCCGGTTCCTCGATAACATGGAGTTCGCCAACAAGTGGCTTCAGATCGACGTTGATGGCGGAGTCGCGGCCTGATGGCGTATCCTGATGTCAAGGTCGAGATCAAGGGGCTGAAAGAGGTCAACGCGGCCTTGAAAGCCTATGGGAAAGACCTTGGCAACTCTCTAGCCCTCATTGTCGATGCCACCGCATTGGAGGCCGTCACGGACGTCCGCAAGGCCATACAGGGGCCACCTAAGACTGGCAGGGAATATGCCAGAGGCGTGAACAACGATAAGGTTCACCGAGCATCTGCTCCTGGCGAAGCACCGGCTACCGATACCGGCGGGCTTGTCATTTCGATCTACAACGAAAGCCGTGGCAAATATGCCAAGGCCATCGGAAGCCGTCTTGACTATGCTTACTACCTTGAGTTCGGCACCTTCAAAATGGCGAAACGTCCGTCTTGGATTCCAGCCGTCGAGCGGGCGATTCCAAAGATGCTGAAACGGGTCGAGATTGCAATCGCCAAGGCCAAGGCACGCGCGGAGAAGACAACAAAATGAAATCCGATGACCTCCAGACGGCAGTCTACAACCGGCTGACGGAAGAGAGCGAGCTAGAACTGGATTTCTTGCTCAACACCTACTTGAACCGCTCAACCCCGGAGGGCAGCGTCACCCCTCTTTTGTCTACGGCATATTTCCCTTTAGCTGCGATCTTCACCGATGTCCCCCAGGCGGCTGACAGTGAGTTGGAATCGGCCTTCCCGTTCATCACCATCGGGGCTGACACAATCAATCCGTTCGACAGCAAGGATGATCTCGGTGGATCGGCAATCGTCCAGATCGACGTTTGGGACCGCGCTTCCTCGATGCTCCGGTTGAAAACAATAACAGATGCCGTTGATGCTCGCTTGCGCCGCCAGCCGCTTTCCATTGCGGGCGTCACGCATATCACCACGGAACTGGATACTTGCAATTTCTCGCGCGATCCTGATGGCAAGACCAAGCGCGGCCTCATCTTGTACCGTGTATTGTGGATTGCATAGTTTCCGTGATATAATCACGGCCAAAGAAGAGGTTCTTGCATGGCTATTTCTGGCCGATCAGTTCGCATAAGCCGCAACGGCTCCAACATCGTGGGCGCTCGTGCTGACAGCGTGACGATCAATAATGAGCCACTCGACATCACGGACAAGGATGATGCTGGCTGGCGCACCATGCTGGCAGATGTCGGCTTGCGCTCCGTCTCTTGCGAGATCGAAGGCGTGCTCAAGGATACCGTCCTCTTGGCGGATTCCGTAGGCACGGCCACCACGGCGCTCCTCAAGGAGTGCGTTGTCACGATCAGCGGCATCGGCACCTTGACCGGCGACTTCATGCTCCAGGGCCTCCAGATCGGCGCGGAACAGGCTGATGTCGTGACCTTCACCGCCACCCTTGAGAGCGGCGAGAACATGACGGCCACCATTGGCCCATACAATACCGTTCTCCCGGCAATCACCGGCACACTTTCTGGAACCAACATCCAGACCACCACGAACGGCACATGGGCTGGCGATGCTACGATCACGTTTGCGCGTCAATGGCAGAACGGAACCAGCGCGGATCAGAACGATCCGTCATGGGCAAACATCAGCGGCGCGACCAATACGACGCTGGCGCTTACCGCGCAGCTTGGGAAGCGGATTCGTTGCCGCGTTACCGCCACCAATTCGGAAGGCTCGACGGTTGCCTTCTCGAACATCGTCGGACCTGTTACCTAAAAGGAAATTAGATCATGGCTGCAACTGCTGGACGTAAACTGCGTATCAAAAAAGGCGGCACCGCCATTGCTGGCGCTCGCACCGATAATCTGACCATCAACAACGAGCCTATCGACATCACCGATAAGAGCGACGCTGGCTGGTCCACCATGCTTGCTGACGCTGGCGTGCGTTCGATTGAAGCCGACGTTGAAGGCATCCTTGAGGATAGCACCTTGCTGGCGCTCGCAGTCGGCGCAGTTGCAAACTTGCTGGCGGCTTGGACGATTGAAGTTGAAGGCATCGGCACGTTTGCTGGTAACTTCTATCTCAGCAGCTTGGAACTTGGCGGCGAGCAGGAAGACGCCGTGACGTTCACCGCAAACATTCAATCTTCTGGCGTTATCACATTCACGGCGGCGTAAAAAATGGCAGTTTTCAGGGAAATTAAAATCGTATGGCGTGGCAAAGAATACTTTGTCACGCCATCGATGCGGCTCATGCGTTCTATTGAGATGGGCGACATCAGTCTAACGGCCATTGCGGTCAATACGTCTAAACAAATTCCGCAAATTTCTCATATGTCTTACGTCTTGCATCGCTTGCTTTTGGCTGGCGGCGCAATGGCAACGGAAGAGGAAGTTTACGAAGAATTGATCAACGGCGATCAGGCCGCAGTCGGCGAATTGATCCAGTTGACTCTTAAAGCGTTCACACCAGAGGCGCGAGAAATAAAAAACGAAGAAGCCCAAGCCTAAAGACGGTCGAAGGCGAGGGCGTCAAGCCGTTAGACTGGAACAATTTGTATCTATGGGCCAGGCAGTGGGGAATCCAGCCAAGCGAGTTCTGGGATATGACGATCTCAGAATGGTGGGCCGAATACGACATGCACATGGAGCAATTGGAGCAGATCAATGAGCCGAAAAAATATGCCGGTAAATTGAAGCAAGACGACGTTGACGATCTCAAGGCATGGATGAAGAAATCAGATGGCCGATGACAAAAAAATCGAAATCATCATTGATGCCGTAACGGTTGGAATTAAAAAAGGCATTGATGAAGCCGTTGCAAAAATAAAAGAACTTGAAGTTGCGGCTGATAAAGCTGGAAAAGCAACTTCAACAGCAATGGCTGATGCAGGCAAGAACATAGAATTAACAACCGTGCCAGCGGCTGGTCGTCTCGCTGGCGCATTGATGGACCTTGTGAATCCGGCAGGGCTGGCAGCAACTGCGGCAGCAAGCCTTGGCGCTGCTCTTGTTGCATATGCGACGAGCGGCGGCGAAAAAATAGCTACACTTTCAGAAACAATGGATAGGCACGCCGAAAGTATCGCTCGCGTTGCTGCAAAATACCCTGATTTGATGAAAGGATTAGATGCAGTTGCAAAAGAATCAAATGCAGTTCTTGCCACCAGACTTCAAGGCGATCTTCAAAATTATGAGAAAAATCTAGTCGCATCTGTCGAGTCATTTACTCGTCAAGTTATGACGTTGTTTCCAAAAGCTGGAACTGCGATTGATGAATTTTCAATTCAGTTTGGTGCAATACCTGAACAATTCGGAGTTGCGAAATCGGCATTTGCTGCGTTTCAACCTGCAATAAATAACTTAGTTTCTGGATTAAATTCTGGAAAAATTGATCTTGAAACATTCAAGAACGAGGTTTCTCGGTTAAAAGAAGAAGCTGGATCGAATTACCAGATTGTTGAACTTGCAAATAAACTTTTAGATTTAGTCAAAGATAGCGATAAAGCCGCTGCTGGTATTAGCAGGGTGACAGCTCAACTTAGACAATTACAAGAGCAAGCACGCATAACAGCTGGTGCTGAATTTTCTTCGGCCATAAAAGCTCTGGACGCAATATCTCCGACAAAAGTTGATGATTATACATTAGCTCAACAACGTCTGACAAAAGAACTTCAAAATCAAAAATTAACTTTGGAAGAAAGAGATCAGATTATTGCTAGGGGCGAAGCGGCTATGCAGCGCGCCTTAGATGCTGCAAAAAAACCAAAACCTACGACTGCTCCAGCCGAAGACGACGGCATGACCGCGCAGATGCAGCGCCGTATGCAGTTCATCATGGACAGTACGTTGACCGAAGAGCAATTGCTGGTGGCTCGATATGAGCGCAATCGTCTCTTACTTCAAGAAGCGTTCGCAATTGAGCTTGCGGATTCCGCCTTGCATGGCGAAGCAAAGGCCGCATTGAAAGCGCAGCAAGATGCAACGATTGAAGCGCTCGACGCAAAGCATCAGCAAAATATGCAGCGGATGCAAGCCGCTGCTGATGCAAGAACTCTTGGAAATATGGCTAGCACGTTCGGCAGCATCGCCAGCATCATCGAAAGCGGTGGCAAAAAAGGATCTACTGCGGCCAAGGCGTTTTATATTGCTCAGGCTCTGATGTCTACGTTCTCAGCGGCCACACAAGCAATGGCTGATCCCACATTGATCACGCCGTTTCAAAAGTTTGCAGCTTATGCGGCTATTGCTGCAAAAGGTCTATCTGCTGTTGCATCGATCAGAAGCGTAAATCCTTCTGGCGGTGGTGGTGGCGGCGCTGCGGCTGCTGGCGCTGGCGCGACGACGGCTGCGGCTCCTGCGCCTACAACCACGTTTCAATTCACCATGACAAACGACCCGATGGGCTTTGGAGAAAAGTTTGCGCGACAGTTCATCGATCAGCTAAACTCTACGCAGCGTAACGGTGGACAGATCAGAGGCGTGATAGCATGACGATAAACACGGCAGGCTATACGGTTGGCAGCAACTATCCTTTGACCAATGCGCGCATTCTTTATGCTCCGATCACTGGCACCGTCACGGCGACCGGCACCAATGGTGCTTATGCGGCGAACGACTACACGGCGCAGCGCTGGGCTTGCGCGTCTGGCGCAAACACATGGACCCTGTTGACGGCGGCGAACGCGAGCGTTGATTGCGTCTTTATTGCCGCGCATAATCTGATCGGAAGAACGATCACGATCCAGACGAACACTGCTTCAAGCGGCGGAACTTTCGTCACGCGCGCCACGATCACGCCGACGGACAACACCACGATCTGTGCGTTGTTCAACAGCGCTGGCACGCCTTATACGATCCGCCAGATCAGGATCACGGTTGATTCCGGCGCTGGAATATATATCGGCATCATTCGTGCTGGCGTCGCTTTGCAAATGCCGATCCCGATCTATGGTGGCCACAAGCCGATCACGCTCAATCGCGTCACCGAGGCGCAGCAACAATTCAGCGAAACCGGCCAATGGCTCGGCAGGATCGCCAAGCGCCAAGCGATCACGACAACCTATTCTTGGGATTATCTTGAATCGGCTTGGTACGATTCCACGTTTGAACCGTTCGCCAAAACGCTCCCGCTTTATCCGTTCGGCATCGCTGGCAATCCTTCATCGATTACAAGCGATGTCGGATGGGTCTGGACCGGCTCGGACGTGCAGCCTTCAAATATGGGCGTGAAAGCCTATCGCGCGGTTTCCATTGACGTGACAGGTTATGCCGGATGACATTTGCCCGTGAACCGTTGGAAATGGTCGAGATCGTGCAGCCGCTCTGCTCGCGGGTCTTCGGGACGTCGCCTTGCTTGGCGACCGGCGATAAATGCTGGAACACCAATGTCACTTGCAAATATCGGTCGGCTCTCAATCTCGTCAACACGCTCTCGCTTCAATTCGTGCGCGATCTGGCGCACGAGTGGATCACCACGGCTGGCGCATATCAACCAGCGCTCGGCATCCCGGCACTGATGGGCTATCAGACTGCGCCAACGATCCTCAACATCGCATCCGGCAGCAAGAACAAATCGCCTCTCGGCTATCGCGGCGTTTGCCAGATCACGATTAAGGATTTTCCGTGGAACGACGTCGGAACCGATCCATATCTAATCAGCCGATCTTATACGCCAGAACTTCAAGGCTCGTTCTGGTCGAAATGGCTGGCGCGAAATCCTAATCACGTTGGCTTCATCGTCAGGATATATGAAGGCTTTCGCGGTGACGCATTGGCCGACATGACCAAGCGCGAATACATAATCGAAAAGATAGACTTTGGCCGCAACGGCGTCTCAATCACAGCCAAGGACATTCTTCGCAAAGTCACCGACACCAACGTGAACGCGCCGACGCTTTCACCGGGCGAGCTTGCAACGGCTATCACGACAACATCGACCAGCATCGAAGTGGCTGGCGCAGTTCTGGCCGACTATCCTTCGAGCGGTTTCTTGCGGATCGGCAGCGAAGTTCTTTCGTATACGTCGCGCGCCTCGAATGCGTTTAGCAATCTTGTGTTCAGCGGTGTTGTGCGCGGTCTTCTCAACACAGAAGCGGCCACCGCATCGCAGAACGCCAAGGTTCAGCGCGTGCTGGTTTACGATAACATCCGCTTTGACGCGATCCTCTATGATCTCTTGACGAAATGGGGGAAGATCGACGCCAGCTATATTGATTATGCAGCATGGCAAGCTGAGGCCGAGGAATGGCGCCCGGAATTTATCTTCACCGCCTATTTGACCGAGACGAACAAGGTCGAAGACTTGGTGGCAGAGATTTGCTTGCAGGCGTTGGTGAGTGTCTGGTGGGACGAGCGCGTCCAGAAAATCATTCTGCGTTCACAGCGTCCTGATGCAGCACCGCCTTTGATCTCTGACGACGCCAACATCATGGCCGGTTCGTTTTCTATCAAAGAAATTCCAGAGGAACGCGCGTCGCAAATCCACGTTTACTATTTGCAACGCAGCATCACCGGATCGGTCACAGATAAATTCAATTACGAACGCGCAGCCGTGTTCATCAATGTCGACAAGCAGATCGAGTACGGCGGCGAGCCGCAAGTTCGCGAACTGTTCTGCCGGTTCATCCAGACTGACGCCATCGCAAATAATCTGGCGGCGACCTATCTCAATCGCTTTCAAGACGTGAGGCGCGAAGTATCGTTCAGCTTGGCGGATGAAACAACGTACTGGACCGGCGACAATCTGACGATAAGCCATTTTCTGGACGTTGATTTTACAGGCTTAGCCAAGCAGAATACATGGATCGTCACTTCTGCCGAAGCAAAGATAAACGGCAGCGTTTATGATTTTGTGGCAGAAGATAACGACATGGTTGGGGTTCTGTGGGAATGGGTAGACGACACCATCCCGGAATGGTCGAGCGCCACGGCA